GATGCTAAATTCATTGACAAATTAACTACTTGGGCAGATGTAATTAGAAAAACCTACTTTGATGGTGGTGTTGACGAAATTATATCTACAAGAAGACTTGTACATATTACACAGGCATATGCCATCTTTAATAATAAGATGAAGTCTATAACAATGTGTACAAATAGATTTGATGATGATACAAAAAATTCTTTTGTGGAGTTATATACTAAAGTTGACGCTGGTGCTTCTGCTGATCAAATTATAGATCAACAGAAAAAGGCGGAACTTGAATCACAAATAGAAGACAATGATAGTGAGTCAGATGACGAGGAAGATGATTCCAATGCTATCTAAATCTATCAATCATAGTGTTAGTCCAGGAAAGGCGTCTGAAAAGACGCCTGACCTTAAAGGGACTATCACTTTGACTTTAAAAAAGAAAACATTACATCAAGTTTATAATCAAGTTATGATGTGTGAAGAACTAGGTTTTCCTAATTTTTCAAAAGGTGAACCAATTAATAATTTAATGAGAGAGATAAAAAAAGAAGTTAAAAATAAAAGTAAACAAGATAAAATGGGTTGGAAAGAATTGCTAGATTTTTGGCCGTTGAGTATAGTTGTACCTGGTATGTTAATATTAATTATGATGGCGAATGTATTTCAATGGTAAATGAAGGGAGGTGTTAATACTTGAGCATTACAATAGAAGTTAGAAGAGGAAATGTTGAACAGGCTATGCGTGTACTAAAACGTAAAGTACAAAAGGAAGGCATAGTAAAAGAATTAAGACAAAGACAATATTACGAAAAACCGTCTGCTAAAAAGAGAAGAAAAAGAAAAGAAAATATAGCAAATTGTAAAAAATTAAAGAAAAAATTAGAACGATTAAGAGGTTATTAAGAGTTTTGCGTTGGTGATATAAATATATAATGTTGAGGCTATTCGTAAGTCCTCACGCAAGAACCCGATTTAGAAATTAAGTCGGTGTCGCAAAACGCTGCTTTGGCACTTTACAGCGTGAACAACAAAGTGCCTTGACATTTATATAATAATGATTATATAAATAATAATGACAACGCCTTTTAGGGTTGTCAGTAAAAATGAAAATAACTTTGCTTAACAAAAGGAGGTTACAATGACCAATAGAGCAATATCACTTTTCAATCAATTAAGACCAGTATCGGTAGGTTTTGATAATGTCTTTGACCATTTTGAAAGAATGTTTGAAGATGACTTTATCACAAATATGCCTAGTTTCCCACACTATAATATAGTGAAGACTGGAGAAAACAAGTATGATATAGAAATCGCACTTGCTGGCTATAACAAAAAAGATATTGAGGTAGAACTTAAAGAAGGATTACTCTCAATCAAATCTAAAAAGGAAGAGAAGGAAGATACTAAAGACGGAGAAATCCTACATAAAGGTATCGCTAAAAGATACTTCTCAAAATCTTTCACAATTGCTGATGACGTAAAAGTCAAAGGTGCTGAGTTGAAAGACGGCCTTTTAAAGGTGTCTATGGAGAGGGTAATACCAGAACATAGAAAAGCGAAAACTATTGATATTAAATAGTTTAATAGACCAGAGGCGAGGCAGCATTGACTTCCTCGCCTTTTTAGTATATACTGACACTATATAAATTATGAAGGAGTGAATATATTATGAACATAACAACAGACACTTTATCGGTGTTAAAAAATTTTTCAGATATTAACCAGAATATTCTAGTTAAACCTGGAAATACAATTCAAACAATCTCCACAATGAAAAACATCTTGGCAGAAGCAGAGGTGACGGAGAAGTTTGATAGTGAGTTTGCTATATATGACTTGCCAGAATTTTTAAGAGCAGTTGAGTTATTTGAAAAACCTGCTTTAAAATTTAATGGTGGATCAAATGTAACTATAGCATCCGCAAATAATAAACAATCAATTAAATATTTCTTTGCTGACAAATCAGTTATTGTTGCACCAACAAAAGCAATCAATATGCCAGATCAGTATGTTTCTTTTACATTAAAGAAAGATGATTTTGCTAGATTACAAAGAGCAATTACTACACTAAATTTACCAGATGTAGCAGTTGTAGGTGATGGCAAAAATATTAAATTAGTTGCTACAGATAAGAAAAACAAATCTTCAAATGATTATTCTGAAATCATAGGTGAAACTGATAAGAAGTTTAATGCTTATTTCAAAGCAGAAAACTTAAAGATTATTGGTGATGACTATGATGTTGCAATATCTCAACAAAAGATTAGTCATTTCATTAACAGAAACAAACCTGTTAAGTATTGGATCGCATTAGAACCTGACTCTGAATTTTAAGGAGGTTCTAAATGGCAGATTTTTTATGGGTTGAACAATACCGACCTAAAACAATACAGGATTGTATTCTTCCAGAACAAACTAAAAAGACATTTTTAGAGTTTCTAAAGAAAAAAGAAATACCTAATATGTTGTTATCAGGTACGGCAGGTACAGGTAAAACTACCGTTGCTCGTGCTTTATGTGAACAACTAAATGCTGATTATATCATAATCAATGGTTCAGATGAAGGTAGACAGATTGATACATTAAGAAACAAGATTAAAAATTTTGCGTCAACCGTATCTTTCAATACCGAATCTAAACACAAAGTAGTCATAATTGACGAGGCAGACTATATGAATGCTGAGTCAGTACAACCTGCTTTGCGTAATTTCATTGAAACATTTTTTGAAAATTGTAGATTTATAATGACTTGTAATTATCCTTACAAGTTTATTGGACCATTACGAAGTAGATTAACTCAAATTGACTTTAAAATAGTCAATGGTCAGAAACTAAAATCAGCACAATCATTAATGAAACGATTAGGTATGATACTTGACGAGAACAAAGTACCATACGATAAGAAAGTCTTAGCAACTCTAATTGAGAAGCACTTTCCAGATTTCAGAAAAACTATCAATGAATTACAAAGATATTCAGTAAATGGTAAGATTGATAGTGGTATATTCTTTAATCAAAAAGAGGCAGATATTAAGAGTTTATTTGCGTCTTTGAAGAAAAAAGACTTTAACGAAACTAGAAAATGGGTTGTAAACAATTTAAGTGTACAACCAACAGACTTGTTCAGAATGATTTACGAATCATCTAAAGACTACCTACAACCTCAATCTGTACCTCAAGCAATACTTTTATTAGCAGGATACCAATATAAATCAGCATTTGTAGCAGACCAAGAGATAAATATGGTTGCTTGTTTGACTGAAATAATGGCGACTTGCAAATTTAAATAACATAATTACACGAGGATACAATGGCACGAAGAACATTTTGGCGAACTTGCATAGTCAAATTGCGAATGTGGTATGCAGATATACGAGGACATCACGGTAAAAGATATAATTACGAACCAGGTGATTGGTATATGGGCAGACATAACAGACGCAACAAATAATGATAAAAACAAACGCAGTTTATTGGCAAAACTTTATATCTTTAGAAGATAGAAAGTTAATACTAGATAAGATTGAAAAAGATTATGATTTTTTAGAGAAATCAGATCAATATAAAAACTCTATTAAGAATATGGATAGAGTGAAATGTGTTAAATATGGGAATATTAAACATATACCTATCATAAAATCTATCATAAATGAAATGTATGAAGCAAATAAACAAGTAATAGGATTTGATTTACATACATATACAGACGATCAAGTTTTGAATTTAAATAGTTATGAGTTAAATAAGAGTTATGAATGGCATAAAGACTCTACACCAACACCTCATATTGATATAAAATTGACAGGTCTTATTGATTTATCTACTGAAGATTATGAAGGAGGTGAGTTTCAGATGAACGAAGGCGCAGAAAAAACCATAGAACAATTTTCTAAAGGTGGTGATATGATATTGTTTAGATCACCCATATTACATAGAGTCTTACCTGTAAAAAAAGGTAGAAGAAAATCTTTAGCAGTATTTTTAACAGGACCTAATTTTAAATAATGGCATACGAATTAAAAGATTACTTAAAAGCAATCAATGAGTCTAAAGAAGACTTGATGAAATCAGATGAAACTTGGATAAAGAAATATCCAGCGTATATAATTAATCGTTGTTTATCTATGTTTTGGGATACTCTTCCTCAAGCAAATGAAATGAACGGTTATCACTTCCTAGACAATAAAGTCCAATTTCAGTTTTTAATAAATAGTGTTAGAAAGAAAAAACGGTTTGGTGGCAGATGGTTAAAACAGACCAAATTGAAAGACATAGAGTATATTAAAGAGTATTTTGGTTATGGTAATGAAAAAGCAAGAGAGGCTCTGAACATACTCACAACAAAACAAATTGAACATATTAAAGAAACCTTATATAAAGGTGGGAGAAGAAAATGAGTGAAGAAATACAATGGTCGCCAGAGAGTATGTTAGAGGTCACCATAAAACAACCTGACGATTTCCTAAAAGTTAGAGAAACCCTTACAAGAATTGGCGTGGCAAGTAGAAAAGATAAGACATTATTTCAATCGTGCCATATATTACACAAACAAGGTAAATACTATATCGTACATTTTAAAGAACTTTTTGCTTTAGATGGCAAGAAGGCGACTTTAGTTGAAAATGATATACAAAGAAGAAACACAATCGCTATTTTATTACAAGACTGGAACCTAATTGATATAGTTAAAAAAGACGAGGCAAATAACAAGGCGCCTTTGAGTCAGATAAAAGTTTTACCATTCAAAGAGAAAAAAGAATGGAATTTATCTGCTAAATATAACATAGGAAAAAAGGTCACAACAGATAGCGAAAATGCAAATACCAAAGTTTAAAGAATTTTTTGTAGAACAAGATTTAGAGCGTAAAGCAAAACCTATTACGGTTGCTATTATTACAATAGCAGATTCAGACGACCCTAAAGAAAATACAACTGCTGATCTTATATCAAAAGCGTGTAAGAAAAAAGGCATAAAATGTATTATAGTAAATACAAAAACATCAATCATAACAGATAAAGACGAAGACAAAAATACATTAACGGTTTACAACTATGATGGTGATGGTGCTAAACACACTTTCATAGGTAAAGATACCGTTTGTATTTGTAGAGGTGGTGCATTACAAGATGAAGGTGGTCTATCTCTAATATCTGCCTTTCAAAACTCACAAGCATTTATGTTAAACACAAGAGCGGCAATGCTTACTTGTGATAATAAATTAACTTCAGCATTATTATTTGAAAAGTTTGGTGTACCTACACCTAGAACTGCTTATGTTTCAAACGAAAAAAATTTAAAAACTGCATTAGATAAAATCGGTGGTAAGTTTCCTGTCATATTAAAAACATTAACAGGTACACAAGGTGTTGGTGTAATAAAAGTAAATGACTATGAAGGTCTTGTTGCAACCGTACAGGCAATGTGGAAACTAGAAGCAGAAATGTTAATACAAGAATATATGAAAACTGATTTTGATGTAAGAACTTTTGTAGTAGATAATAAAATATTTGCAAGTACAAAAAGAACTCATAGTAGTTATGACTTTAGATCAAATACACATAGAGGTGCTGAAGCAGAACCATATAAATTAAATGAAGAAGAAATAGAATTAGTTTTAAAAACTGCTAGATTATCCAGAGCATATATGTGTGGCGTAGATCACATAGTTTATAAAAATAAACCTTATGTGTTAGAAGTAAATGGAAGTCCAGGTTCAGGTGCCGATTACGAAGGTTATCAATACAAAGATTATTATTCTGATCCAGAACCATCAGGCAGAATTGATGGTGAAACTATGATGTCTTATGTAATTGATTGGGTTTCAGATAGAACTCATTGGGATAGACAATCATTAATAGAATGTGGTTGGTTAGAAACAATGGAAGTAGATGAGATAGGTAAAGTAAGAGTTAAGTTTGATACAGGTAACGGTTCGGCTGCCTGTGCTTTACACGCAGATAAAATTATAGAATCAAAAGGTAAAATTGTAAAATGGGAATATGATGGTAAAGTTTATTCTAAACCTAAATTTGGTACAAGTGAAGTTTTTAGATCAAATGCAACTAATGAACCATCTGAAACAAGACCTACCGTAAAAATGGCACTTACATTTAATGGATTTACATATCCAGATGTTGAAGTAGGATTAGATAGTAGACCTAGATCAGGTTCAGACTTATTAGTCAATAGAGATTTAATGCGACAGATGAATGTTGCTGTTAATCCTAATAGAACTTTTGTATTAAGTAAACGATTAAGACCTATTGAAAAAGAAGGAAAACAAGACAAAGTTGGATTTGAAAAGAAATAACATTGACATTGGCGTCAATGTGTGATATAACTATATTATAAGGAGAAATATTATGTCAAGTGAAATTAAGATATTAAGACTATCTACTGGCGAAGATGTAATTGCTAAAGTAGATGAAGGTAGTGGCGAAACGGTTGAGTTAAAAAATCCTTTTGTTATTATTCCACAACAAGCAGCACCAGGACAACCAGTACAATTAATGATGTCATTGTATAATGCGTATGGCAAAAAAGATACGGTTACAATGAACAAAGATAAAATTGTTTTTATGTCTGTGCCTAAAGATGAAATACAAAAATCTTACGAAGCAAATACAAGTAAGATATTAACACCTAACACAAGTTTAATAACGGAAACAAATATACCTACATTAAAAAAGTGATAACGGTAAACTTTATACGGACAAATAATGATAAAGTCTGTGTTGAAGTAGAAGAAGGCACCACTTTAATGCAGGCGGCAAAGCAAGCAGAAATAAAAGAAATTCCTGCTGATTGCGGTGGCAATTGTGCTTGTGCTACTTGTCATATACATTTAAGTAATGCTTGGACACATATTCTTCCTATAAAAGAAAATGGTTTAGAACAATCATTATTAGAATATGAACGAGGTTATATTCCAGGTGTAAGTAGATTAAGTTGTCAAATACAATTGACAAAAGAATTAGATAATTTAACGGTGAGATTAAGAGATAATGAACTTTTATAAAAGTGTAATAGAACATCACGGCAAACTTCTTGTTAGAGGTATACACAATGGACAAGAGTTTAAAGAGAAGATTGATTATAGTCCTACCCTTTATGCTATCTCACAACAACAAACAGAATTTAAAACACTAACAGGTCAAAATTTAAAACCAATTCAATTTGGCAGTATAAAAAAAGCAAGAGATTTTAAAAGAAATTATAATACAGATAATGCACCTATCTTTGGTATGGATCGTTATCAGTATCAATATATTTCTGATAATTATCCTGAAGATATACAATGGTCAAAAGATCATATAAAAATATTTACACTTGATATAGAATGTAGTGCTGAAAATGGTTTTCCAGATGTACAAAATCCAATAGAAGAATTACTTTGTATCACGGTTAAAAATCAATCTAACAAACAGATTATTACTTGGGGTACAGGCGATTATAAAACTGATAGATCAGACGTAACTTATATAAGATGTAAGTCAGAAAAAATTTTAATTATGGAGTTTATGAAGTTTTGGATGAAGAACTATCCAGATGTAATTACAGGTTGGAATACAAAGTTTTTTGATTTACCTTATCTATGTAATAGAATTAAATTACTTACAGACGAAAAAGTTGTAAGAAGATTATCGCCTTGGAATCTAGTAGGCACCGAAGAAATAACCGTAAGAGGTAGATCGCAATTGTATTATGATCTATATGGTATTGCAATGCTAGATTACCTTGATCTATATAAAAAATTTATACCAGTAAGACAAGAGAGTTATAAGTTAGATCATATCGGTAAAGTTGAATTAAATTTATCAAAAGATGAAAACCCCTATGATACATTTAGAGATTGGTATACTAAAGACTTTCAATCGTTTGTAGATTACAATATTAAAGATGTTGAAATAGTTGATAAACTAGAAGACAAATTAAAACTAATTGAATTAATCTTAAATATGTCCTATGAGGCAAAGATTAATTATCAGGATGTATTTTCACAAGTTAGATTTTGGGATACATTAATCTATAACTTCTTGCGTAAAGATAACATTGTTATTCCACCAAAAGAAGATAATATAAAAGATGAAAAGTATCCTGGTGCATATGTAAAAGACCCATTGGTCGGTATGCACAACTGGATTGTTTCGTTTGACATCAACTCACTATACCCACATTTGATTATGCAGTATAATATTTCTCCAGAAAAAATTATCGGTATGAAATCAAATGGTATTACGGTGAACAAGATGTTGAACGAATCAACGCCTCTAACATATCTTAAAACTGAAGGTGCAACGATAACACCCAATGGCGCATTATTCAAAACTGATAGTGAAGGTTTTTTACCTAAACTATTAGGCAAAATGTATAATGATCGTGTATATTATAAGAAAAAAATGTTAGAGGCGAAAAAAGAATATAACAAAACAAAAGATCCTAATTTAACAAAAGAAATATCTCGTTGTCATAATATACAATGGGCAAAAAAGATTGCCTTAAATAGTGCTTACGGTGCCATCGGTAATCAATACTTTAGATATTATGATGTAAGACAGGCAATGGCGATTACACTTGCAGGTCAATTTGTTATTCGTTTCATAGAGAAGAATGTAAATGAATATATGAATAAGATATTAAAGACACACGATAAGATAGATTATATTGTGGCGTCTGATACAGATTCAATTTATCTTACAATGGATAAACTTGTTGAACAAGTATGTAAAGATAAAACAAAAGAACAAACATTAAAGTTTCTAAACAAAGTTGTTGAAAGTAGAATAGAACCTTTCCTAGATAAGTGTTTCAAACAATTAGCAGATTATACTAACGCATTTAAAAACAAAATGGTAATGAAACGAGAAGTTATTGCTGACAAAGGTATATGGACTGCTAAAAAAAGATATATGTTAAATGTATTAGATGAAGAAGGCATTACATTTGACGAACCTAAACTAAAGATTATGGGTATTGAGGCAGTTAAATCATCAACACCTGAATATTGTAGAGGCAAAATTAAAGAATCAATTAAGATAATAATGTCTAAACAAGAAAATGATTTACATAATTTTATTAAAGAAACTAAAAAAGAATTTTTAAAACTACCTGCTGAGGCAGTATCGTTTCCTAGAAGTTGTAATAATATGAAAAAATATTATTCTTCTAGTGATGTGTTTATCAAAGGCACACCTATTCACGTGAAAGGTGCTTTAATTTATAATTATCAAATAAAACAATTTGGATTAGAAAAGAAATATCCATTAATACAAGAAGGTGATAAGATTAAATTTGTTAAACTGCTAGAGGCAAATCCATTTAAGTTTGATGTAATTAGTTATGTAACTGAACTACCTAAAGAGTTTAAATTAAAAGAGTATGTTGACTATGAATTACAATTTGAAAAAACACTACTTGATCCTATTAGATTTATTTTACAACCAATAGGATGGACACCTGAACCAAAAGCAAGTCTGGAGGCATTTTTCGGATGAACACAATAGAAGTTGCAATGGTATTAGCAATAAGTTTACATTGGGGATTTGCTACAGGTGCTTTCTTAGCAATGAAAACTGATTGGTCAATACCTAGATTTATAATCATATGTTTAATGATGAGATATTTTATAATGAGTTATGGATATTAAAAAGAAATATAATATAATATACGCTGACCCACCTTGGCATTTTCAAAATTGGAATAATGATAAGGCACAAACTAATCCAGCAAATCATTATAAAACAATGACTATGAAAGATATAGAAAATTTACCAGTAGGTGATATTGCAGATAAAGATTGTGTGTTGTTTATGTGGTGTACTGATCCATTATTACATAAACAAATACCTATAATTGAGAAATGGGGTTTTGAGTATAAGACCGTAGGATTTACCTGGGTGAAGACTAATAAAGATAGAATTAAAAATTATTACTTTAAAGGACCAGGTTATTGGACTAGAGCAAATACTGAAACTTGTATATTAGCAACTAAAGGAAAACCAAAAAGAGAAAGTGGTAATGTTGATAGACTAGTTGTAAGTGAAAGACGAGAACATAGCAGAAAACCAGATCGAATCAGAAATGAT